TATTGCTCCAGACAGAAGCGTTGCAGAAATTCTTCAAGATCTGGCTGTTTCTACACAGACGGCAATGTTTTTTGACGAATACAATAATTTTGTTATGATGAGCAAAAATTATATAATGCCAACCAAAGAACAAAGACCAACAACATTTGCGCTTAAAGGAACAAACGATTTATTGCAAGAAGAAAGAATAAAAAATAAAACATTGACAAATACAAAACTTGCAAATATAATTTCTGTTTCTGCTCAGTCTAATATTGTATACAATGACGGAGTGATTAACTATACCCCAAGACACATACAAAGATCTATAGGGTCAATAAGACAAGCAAGCCTATTAGATGAAGAAAGATATTATGTCTATAAGCCAGCCCTTCTGTGGGAAGTTTCTGGAACAGAAAATACAAAATCTTTAAACAATGAAATTGGCACACAGTCTTCATATTTGCTTACGGCAATTCCATTAAACGCAAATTTGTCTGCAGATGTTCCAGTTGTTAAAAATAATATTGTAATTAATAACACTTTTAGTTTAGGAGAAGCAGTATTTTGGATTGCTAGATATAATGGATACTTTTATTCACAGGGAGAAATTATTAAATATGATGCAGTTCAGCACAATGTCACAGGGTTTGGAAATGTTTGGATAACTTCTATTGAGGAATACCAGGACTATTTTGCAAAACTGCCATTCAATGGAAAGATATATCCGACTGGATTAGTTAGAATTTATTCAGAGCCAAATTATTTTGAGCAGGGTGGAATAGTAAAATTACAAAATGGTCCAGTTGCAAAGCATGGTCGTGGTCAGTTTGGAACAACCGCTGTTGCACATTCTGCTGGTATTTCTGATTACTGGAAGTCAGATGACAATGTTAAAGGGTGCTATATGTCATCTGAATACTTGTTTGATAACAAAACTCCAATACCATCAACAACAACATTGTCGGCAGGAAAAAATACAGATACTGGGGTATCCTCTGATGCAATAGGCAGAACATCTTCAAGAACTGGACTTATCAAAAACTTTCTTTCTACAACACTGACTGGTGAAATAACTACTCAAACTCAGCAACAGCCTGGATCAATTCAATCTTCTGCGTTGTCAATAACTGGACCAAACTTTACAACAAAAGAAAAACCTAGAAATTTTATATCATATGTTCACAAATCTTTAGAAAATAAAAAATACAAGCATTTTGGAACTAGATTAAGAATTGTTGGAAAGATAGAAAACAATCAGGACAGAGGCCAAACCTCAAATGGGTCGTCAACATATTTTGTTGTTAGAGGCTCTACTCCAGATAAAAACATTAATATATCTGGAGGATCTGCAGGTATATCTGTAATGCTAAATCCCACAACAAATGTTGGATATTATTTTGAAATAGCAGCGCTAGGACTTGGCAATTTATCAGAAACACAAAAGCAAGGTGTTAGCAATGTGTTTTTTTATAAGATAAAATCTGAAAACGGAAAGGCTATTCCAATTAAATTATGGGATGGCATAGGTCAAATTACTGTTGATGATGGAAAGTTTACTGGACAGTCAAGAAGTTTTGCAGAGGAAAATCCGACGGTATATGATTTAGCAGTAGAATATGAAGACATAGGAACAACAAGAAGATTCTATTTATTTTTAAATGGAAGTTTGCTAAAAACTGTAGACGATACAGATCCATTGCCAGCATATTCAAACATTGCATTATTTACAAGAGGTTCTTCTAGGGCCATGTTTGAAAATGTTTATGCTCTTTGCAATAACTATTCTCAAAATACATCATTCAGTTTGGGTGCTCCAGTAAACTCTGTTTTTGGAGATTCTGAAATAGATGCAAATGAATCATTTAGAAAATACTCTATTAGTGGTTTAATACAAAACACTTACCTGACTGGAATTGGATCTTCAGAGCCACCAAAATATAATATTTATTTTGAAGAATTTGGAAGTATAATGAGAGAGGCTGCAGTATTTAACTTTAAATATGACAAGGCATACCCAGCACTTAGTGCAAAAATATCTCCAACATTTAATAAAATGAAAGGATATGCAGTATCTGGTTTTAGAGCAGGATCTTATGGAGCAGAGTTTTTAATTTTTAATACAACTGATGCTCCGCTGTCACTAGATGAAACCAGTGGAAATTATTTAAGAGTTCAAGGAATTACTTTTACTCAGGAATCTGATAACAACCTTACTGTTGATGAATATTTTAATAAAAATAGCCTTGTTTCAAATCCTAAATTTGTTGCAGATCAACTGATATCAAACCCCTACAAATTTAAACAAGATTATCAAGACATTAAACTTAGCAGAATGACATACGGCAAAAAAGATTTTGCATTGGATACAACTTATATACAGTCACAAGATGAAGCATCAAGTCTTATGAAGTGGTTAGTAGAAAAAATTACAAAACCAAGGAGATCTATTGGAGTTCAGATATTTGCAATTCCAACAATTCAACTTGGAGACATTATTAGTGTTGACTATAAAGAAAATAATATAAGTATGGCATCTAATCCAGACAATCGGTTTGTTGTATACAACATTGAATTTTCTAGAAGTTCAGATGGACCTTCTATGACTTTATTTTTAAGTGAGGTAGTTTAATGGCAGAAAAAGATTATGGACTAAAATACCCAACATACCTTTCTGCAGTTGCTGCAATACCAGAGCCTTCTGCTAAAAAAGAGGATGACTCTGTAAAAATTGCAACACCTGACTTGATAATGTCTAATGATGAATTAATGTCAATCGAAATAATGACAGATTTAATATTTGAAGATATAGGAGGATACGAACTTGCAACTATATCTAGGCACGACCTAGTGAATGGTCAAAAGGTTATTTATACACCAATTAAAAACTTAACAGATCTTTACTTGCAATATAATCCCAACAATGTTCTAAGACTTCAATCCTCTGATTCCTATTTTAAGTCGCTATCTCTTTCTATTCTTGACCGATTGCCCAGATGTGGAACGGGCTATTCCTTAGAAGGCAATGACCCAGACCTAACAAAAAGAACAAAGGTCCCAAATTGTAAGTCTATCTATATAGATCCAATAACTGGAGACCTAGTAATAAATCTTATTAACATGAAAGAAAATGAGCAAGTTGAGGTAGAAATACTAACTGCTGGAAATATTTTTGATGATACAATATACTATGGGAGTAGCCAATGATAACTAATATAGGTAAAAATCTTTTAGCAAAATATTTAGTCGGACAGACACCGTCTTACGCATCACACATTGCTGTTGGATGTGGCACCAATCCAGTAGCATCTGACTATACGTTTTCTTCCCAAGAACTAACAACACTAAAAAACAAAGAGTCTTTAGATTTTGAAATGTTCCGTGCACCGATTATTTCCAGAGGATTTGTAAATGAAAATGGACTTTCAAAAGTTGTGTTAACAGCAGAACTACCAACAGAAGAAAGATATGAAATTACCGAGGTGGGAATATTTTCAGCGGGATCTAACCCAGTTGCTGGATCATTTGATAGCAGAGTTATTTACTCTTTTGCAGATACTGATAACTGGAAATACAATCCAGCAGGACTGTCTGCAATTGATATACCAATAAAGTATGAGCCACTAGATGGTGAATCTCAAAACGGAACAATAAACAATAATGATAAGGTTTTTTCAACAAACGCAGATAATAGAATTTTTACACAATCTGATAGGGTTGCAAGAAATGAAAGGTGTAGATTTTTAAATAATATAATTGCAATGAGAGGCGATACTTCTAGTATTACAATAGACTCTTCTGGAATTATGCAGGCAGGGTCTGGCTCTAATTACATAAGACTAGATGAAACATCAGTAGATTTTACAAAAAATGCGCCAATGGATGAACTCAGATTAGCATTTTCTGTTGTTAGTAGGGTTGCCAACTCGATAACAGTTCCAGACAATGTCAAGATATTGTTAGAATTTTCTCACAGTGGACCAAACTCAAGTCAAGAGTATGCAAAGTTTCAGATTAATATTGACGAAATATCTTATAGTGGTGGTAGTGCAAATCAAGAAAATAACTTTGCTATCAACAGATACATAGTTTCAAATAGTACCTTTCAAAACTTAAAAAAGAGTGCTAACTTTAATTGGGCGGATGTTTCTACTGCAAAAATATATGCTCAGATTACTAAAGATGGTTTGCCATCCGAATCTTTTTATGTTTTTTTAGATGCTTTAAGAATTGAAAATACAACCTCTACAAACTCGTTGTATGGCTTAACTGGATACTCTGTAATTAAAAATATTCAGGCTAGGCCGATAGTTAAGTCTGCCAATACAACTAATTACATAGAGTTTAGATTTGTTTTGGATGTTTAACCATGAGCAACACATCAGATAAGGGAATAAAAAATGTTATTATTAAGAAAGACTCTCTTGGAAAAGTAACAGATAAAAATTCTGTAGTTTTAAGATTTAGAATAGTTTCAGAAGATAAGAATAGGAAGTCTGCCTACTCTCAAATATTTGTTGCCGAATCTGGAGAGGTTTTTCTCGGGGCTGGAGATATTAATATTGTTGGAAATACTGTCATGATTAATTGGTCTGCTGGAGAAATTTCTACACAAATAATTTATGATGTCTTTGTAGGATTTGATTCTTCCACTCCAACATACAGAGTATCAACGGGGTCATCGAATTATTCATTTTTAAAAACTGAAACTACGTCTGTTCGTGTTGTTGTTCAAGCGTCATCCATTAATCCAGCACTAAATAATGATTTAAAAATATATGATTCTGGAATAGTTAGTCTGGTATAATTATATTATGGCAATTTTACCTTTACCCGAAAGAGGGCAGCCTCTAGACGTAACATATCTTTATCAAATAGTTAAGGCTCTTAATGATTTGTCTACTCAGGCTTCAACATCGATATATAAATATGTTACAGTAGACACACCAAATTCAGGCAAGCAGAGCGTAAAGACTTCTGAAGCAAGAATTATTGGTGGATATGTTCAGGTTACTTCTAGTTCGTCACAGACTGCAGGATCTACCCAGTCTTTTTCTTATAACCTTCCCAGCGAATTTAAATTTCCTCCAGTTGTTACGGCAACGCCAATTAACATTGGAAACACCGATGCTGGAAAAGATGTTACAGTTACACTATTAAACATTTCAACTTCAAAAATTGAGGGTACTGTAAAATTTAATGTTGGCGGAGATACTACTGTCGGTGTTAATTTATTGATAGTAGGAATTCCCAACTAATGATTTTTTGTAAAAAATGCAAAGGAAGAATGTTTATTGATAGATCATTTTCACAAATAAACAATCTTGAAATATATTGTATGTCTTGCGGGTCGAGAACTTTTTTTCATCCGCCGAGTAATTCACAGGAGGGTATGTGGCTATTAAAAAGGGAACAATTGAGAGCGAAGGTTACAATGTCCTCCCTGTAATACCAGGAAACAAAAAAGTTTGGTTTTTAAATGGCGACCTTGTAAGAATTCATCATTTAAATAAATCTAATGGAATAATGTCTGTTTATAATATTAATAAAGACAGGATCGAAAGTTGTTTAATTAGTGACTTTAAAAAAAATAGAGAGCGAGCATACACAGTTGGAGAGACTGCTAATTTAGTTAATCGTCATAAAAAATATATGCCATCTCTTATGCGAAGAGAAATTATTCCATTTCCAAAAGGTTCTCAAAAGGGTGGAGAGCGAGGCTTTAGAGTTAGATCATATTATTCAGAATCGCAAGTAAAAGAGATTCGTGATATACTGGCTACATATCATATTGGCAGACCAAGAAAAGATGGATTAATAACAAATGATATTACGCCCAGCAAGCAAGAGTTGACAAGAAGAATGGGCGATGGTATACTTACATATACGAAAACAGAAGATGGACGATTTGTTCCTGTGTGGAGTGAATCTATTTAACGAAGGGTATAAGAATGGAAAATGAAGCAACAAAAGTATCTGTAACACTCGGATATACATTAAATCTAGGAAACTTTCAATCACTGAGGCTAGACCTTGGGGTAACAGACTCAAAGCGTGATGGCGAAAATACAGATCAAGCGTTTGAGCGTGTTTACAAGTTTGTTGAAGATAAACTTACAGCAAAGATTTTAGAAGCACAGACTGAAGCCGAAGCAAAATAATGGCAGAACGCAAAGACCGTATGGCTTTGCTTAGTCGTTATAGTAAGTTGCATACTCAGCGATATGAGCAGAAGCCATCTCTCAATCTTAATGTAGAGCAGTGGGCTGCAGATGCACTAGTTGAGTCGTATGGAATCTCAGTATGTTATGAGTTATTAGATTTTTATTTTGAAGTTTCTAGTAGCCCATCGTGGAACACATTTGCTTACAAGGCTCAGGCATTGCTGGATAGTAAAAATGAAATAAAGAGGGATATGGAAGAGAGAGCCAATCGCAGACAAAAAGCGAGGGAGTGGTTGAGTGAATAATACAGAGTCAAAACTAATAACTGCTGTATTACAGGATAAACAAATACATGTTCTATTGCAGGCTAATGTAGAAAACCTATTAAGAACCCATGGAGATATTTGGAATTTTATAAGACTGTATTTTGAAAATAATTCTTCCTTGCCACCAAGTGACCTAGTTAGAGAAAAATTTAGAGACTTTGATCCAATCCCAGGCGTTGGAGCAACAAGGCACCACCTTGAAGAACTGCAAGGTGAATACTTAAGAGATAGTCTAAAAGATATTCTTAGGTCTGCTGCTACGGATGTACAGCAAGGCGAGGGTGGCAAAGCATTAGAAAATCTAATTACTAAAACATCAGAGTTAAAAAAGAATACTGCTGCTATTAGAGATATTGATGTAACAGACCTAGAGTCTGCAGTTGCATATTTTGAAAATGTAAAGAAACAGAAGGAACTGGGACACATTGGGATTAAGACTGGGCTTCCAGGGTTTGATAACTATTTACCGTCTGGAATCATGCCAGGGCAGTTGGGAGTGTT